AACAACACCTAAAAGTTGTGCTAGTGTGGCAGAGGGCTCTTTGTATGGCAGTGGGATGATTGAGTTTTTAAGATCTCCGCCTGGGACATCGATATCTCTGAACTCACCAGGATTAAGAGGCTCGTCATCGTTACGAATACGAACACCCCTCGATTTAAAACCTGCTGGAAGATTTGATAAAGTACCTGCATCTATTAACTGCCTTAAAATTGATGTAGCTGCACGAGAAAGACCACCGATTGTGTGCAATAAACCGAGACCATAGAAACCAAATCCCGGTAGAAACTTGAAGTGAACAAAATATTGTCTTTTTCTTCTTAATGGGTCTTGTTCTCTAAAGTTTCTAGAAATCGATAACACTTTTCCAGAACCTTGATCAAGGGTGACAATATAAGGCAACATAATACCCGAAGAATTCCCCTCCATATCCTTGTCTTCAAAACCTTCCAAATCCAAGTCAATGTGGCATTCCAATAAGGTATAAGAGTCATCAGAATAGTTTGGACGTAATCCCAACAACTCATCAGAACGCTCTTGGATAGCTCCTTCATCTTCGCCATCATTTGTTTCAGATAATTCAACATCTCTATAAACTCCTGCTACTTGTAGCTTGCGAATATCATTATATGTCATTCTAACTACATGTGTAACCCTCTCCGTTGTTCTTAAATCAGAAGCCGAATATGGAACAACCATATCTTCTGCTGGAACAAACTTGGAGATGGCTCTCTGTTTAGTTTCATCAAAGTAAACTTTTTTAAATGTAGATCCAGTTAATGGCAAATAAAATAACATTTGGTCAGTGTCTGGGTCATACTCTTCCATGATTTCAGTAATCTGATAATTCATGAAATCTTCTACACGCTGAGCTTGTGCTTCAGTTTCTTGTGTCGGTGTTCCAAGAACTTGAGTCTTTACAGGTCCTCCACTCGGTAGCATTTCTTTATAACTCTGTGCTTGAAACTGTGTTACGGCTTCAGATAGTAATGGATGTGTCACACCACTTGCACCCAAGAAAGGCTGACTTCTATCCTCATAGTTTATGCCAAGAAGTCCTAATCCTTTGGATATAGCTTCTTCCCAATCTTCTCTAGATTCTATGTCCTCACGAAATTTGGCTTGTATTTCAGATGACAGTTCTCCAAGAATGTCATCGTCAAGAACCTCTGCGAGATTGGCATCATGTCTATATTCTTCGGTTTCAACTTCTACTGCCTCTTCATCTGCTAGTTCAATACCCTCGGGTAATTCATCAACAATCTCTGGTAATTCAATTTGAAGACTATCTTCTTCGGGCATCATTTGACCCCCTGCTCCCATCGATCCCTCTACCATTCCTGCTATTTGTCTAGGTTCTATCGCCATTACACTGCCTTTCTAAGATCCACTGTACCACCTTTTGCTTTAAAAACAAATTTACTTCTTGCTAATTTTTCTCCAGCAGAATCAGGATCGAGTCTTAATATAAACTGAACTGGGTTTTTAAGTTTAGCTTTATCTCCTGATTTTCCAACCATATTAAACTCTACCCCTTCTTCTACTTGAACTTGAGGGTTTCCAGCTTCATCTAATAAAGCATCTTGAAATTGTTTCTTAATTAAATTAGGTGCCACATCATAACTTGTTTTACCTGCTAATTTATGTTTCATCAACCTAATATGAGAATCATATTTCAATTCTTGTTTCTCAAATTCAGAAGGAGTAGCATAGTCTGAAGGAGATAAATCTTTTGGATTAGGAGGAATATCATAGCTTTCTTCAAGCATACCCTCTTCTATGCTTTTTGCTTGAAGCCCAAGATCATCTGCTATATTTTTTTGTTGTTGTGGACTTAAAGTACTTCTTCCACTCATGTTCTGTAGATCAGTTTTAGCAGGCATAACTAATCCAACTACTGGTTCACCATATATTTTACCTAGTTCTGGAATTTGATTGATAGCTCCTTTAATAATCGCTCTTGATGCTTGTGCTTGTGAAGAATGAGCAGAGTCTCTCTTATACGGTTTTGTGTAGTCTATATGTCTTTCCAATCTATCGTAAGCATCTAATAATTCTTTTGGAGAATAATTAAATTCTTTTGCTCTTTTTTCTACCTCTTTCTTGAAAGCATCTCGTCTTCTTCTTTTTTCATCTCTGTTATTAAATTTTCTAAGCTCTTCTTGATCTTTTTTTAAGTTGTCGGCAAGAGTTTGTACATTTTTTTCTTCTTGTTCCAAACTTTTGTATACCTTTTCTAAATGTGCTGGATTATTCGAAGCAACTATTTTCATAAAAGGGGCTTCAAACAAATTCATATAAAGACTATCTCTAGAATATTTTGTTGTTTCTCTTAATGATTGTTGTTTATAGGCAATTTTTTTATTTTCATCTGTTAGTGCAGGCGGTGAAATTCCTCGTAAAGCAACTTCTAAACCACCGTTCTCTGGTAAAAAACCTATTTTTAATGCCATAGCATCTAGTTCTCTGTCTAAAAAATTATCGATATCTTTTAACGCTTTAGGACCTAATCTTTCTATAACGTCACTTTGAAGTCCTTCAACATTAACTCCCATATATTTTATGTTTTCTTGTGGTGTTTTGTTAGGGTCTGGAGCAAGACGACTGTCTGAACTGTTATAGTTGGCTATTATTAATTCATTCAAATCTGTGTCAGGCATTCTATTTTCTGGGTTTTTTCTAAACTGAACATGATTTTTTAAAATATATTCAACAACTTTAGCATCTAATACATTGTTAGCATGTCTATTGATTTCCTCTTTCATAAGCATTTGAATTGTTTTTCTAAATGCATCGGGTTTACTTGTGCGATTTTGCATTGCTTCAAAATAATCTTTTTTATTGGTTACTGTTGGTTGATAAAAACCAGTATCATTTTCTATTTCTTTCGTAATCCTATTAGACGATAATTCTAGGAAACCTCCAACATCACTACCATCCGCCATACCAGGAAAATGATACAGCATTGATTCTATAGGATCAGTTTTTAGAAATAGATTGGATATCCCCGCATCGTACAAAATTTTTCTTGCTTTAGTTGTAAGTAATTGTTCATGACCTCTTCGAAGTGGTCGTGGTTCATCTCTTGGTACAAGACGAGCACCGCTTTGATCTTGAACTTCACCAATCCTTAAATCTCGTCCTCCATCAGCAGAAACATATCTTGATTTTGTTAGCCCTGACTTTAGCTGACCATCTTTAGCTAAAGCATCCCAAGTTGATTCTATGATAGGAGCAATAACATTGTTATACACTCCGCCTATTTCTCCTTCAAGCAAATCATAAAAGTTTTGATTAGGGTCTCTCCCAATAAAAGAAGTGATGTTTCTGTCTTTTATTAGATTATTAATATTACCAGTAAAAACTGTCTCATGATTCACAAGATCATCTAGTATATTTTCTTTTAAATCAATATTTTGTCTGGGAAGAATTGTGTTTCTTTCTAAATCTTTAACTTCATCTTCCAGTGTGTCATACTTAGCTGTTGCGTCTGCGTAAGTTACCATTTTCTCATCAACTAATTTTTGTTTGTCTTCTCTTTGTTGTCTTAATTTTGTAAGAGAATCGTCAAAAGGCATATCTTGTTCTATCTCATCCATAGTAATAATCTTTTGTTTCTCAGAGGCATCAAATATATTTCTTGTTCTGCCGTCACGATAATTACCAGCTCTAGGTCCATCTATATCATTACTTCCCTTAAAAGAGTGTAAAGATGCTGGTCTTCTGTTTTCTATTATAGTTCCCCCTTCTTCCTCTGATAGATCTACTGATAAAGGAAGAGGAACAAACCCTGCTTTAGCTTTTTCTTGTCTTTCAGTCCATGTTCTTTCTAATGTTTGATCGGGACTATCTAAGTCATAGATAGGAGTTGCAACGTCTAAGTTTTCTTCTTTTACTCTTGATTGATCATCTTGAACTTCTTCTATTGCAAGATAAAGTTTTCCGTCTTCTGCTCTTCTCACAACAATACCTCTTAAATAAGCGGCACCTTTACCGTGATAATCGTGACCTCCTCCAATCATTAATTCACTTTTGTCATTAACAGTGTCTGACTCCGACATCATTTCTTTTATAGAATCAATCGTTCCACTGTTTTCTAAAGCACCCGATCTTACTGTCGCTTTACTTTCATCATGAGAAACAATAGCAACTGAATCAATTTCAAAATCTCTTGGTTCGGATAAAGCAAAGCCCTCTTCATCAACAAAGTTTTGCATAAGTCTTTGTGTGGTTTCTAAAGCTACACCTGCAACTATATTATCTTCTGTAATAGTATTACCTGCGTCTGGATCATTAGCATTAACCAATCGTCCCGTAGGATTTTGACCCGCTGCTTTACTTCTAATTTCTAATTTTACTTGAGGTCTTGTCTGATCAAAAGCTTTAATAACGTCATCATAGCTTAATTCCTTGTCTTTATTACGAACAAGAAATTCCTCAAGCCCAGAGTTATAAGCTTCACCACCTCTGTTTTGAGTTACTGAATCTGATGTGCCAGTTAAATCATCATTAAAAGATAATACTTCTTGCCTTAAAGGTTTTATAAAATCTTTTAATATATACATGCTAGGGTCGAGCTTTTTATAATCTCCCTTAACTTCTTTCATAGCCTTACCAAATTCTCTGCCGTCAACTCCATCGGCAGGCACGGCTTTCTTTTCTTTTACTTCAGTTGTTCTTACATCATAGTTACCCATGAATCCAACTAAGCCTTGGCTACCTTTTTCTGAAGCTCGTAGATCACCAATAATATCTTTACCAGTTTTTCGTACACCTTCATTTTGTTTCTTTAAATTAGTTAATATAATTCTAAGAGGAGATACTGTTGGATTGTCTTTCGTAGACTCACCCGTCATGTTTTGATTAAAAAAGTTTTGCTTTGGATCTGCTTCTTCATCCGTAGTAGCATTAAGATTTTTTTCTGTGCTTTCATTTATTTTTTGAACTGGCGAAGAACCTTGGTTCGATGGACCTTGGTTCATTAGTATTTCAGATGTGGTCAACGGAACTTGTTGCAGTTGTGCTCGGTCTGGACTAAATGAGGCTCCTGCAAAAGCCATCTGTGGAGTAAAAC